GATTAAAAATTTATGGGATGGGGTGTAGAAAGTATAAATTTTCATTATGTTTTCTTTCTTATTAATGCCATTTCTTTTACTATCTTCTCTGTTGTTTTGTCGTTTCCTTTTAATATTTTCATACCGCTTGTCCTACTGGTCCAGTTATCTGAATGGTTCTTAAAGGAGTGGTTGTAACTTGGTTGTTGTGTCCATCATTTTGATAAAGCATCGGAAAAACACAAGAGTACACATTGTGATTTACCATATCAATAGCAACTGGTTCATCACAATACATTCCTTTTTCTCTTGCACTTAATAAATTTTCAATAGTATTCTGTTTGTATGATTCAGTAAGATACAGAATTGCATGTATCCCAAGCATATTTAAAGGTTTATCAAACTTTTCGTTAACTGGTATTGTCTTTGTTCCGTTCGGGGTGGAAGTTGTCCCTACCATTCCATAGACGGATGTTCCAAGATAGATGGCATCTGCATCATCTGGAACATCAATAATTGGGTCGAATACATTTGTAAACCAACAGTCATCTTCGAGAATTAAAACTTTGCCTGGCTTTTGTAATGAGAGGATGTGTGAGTCCGCTACCTTGTGGTTCTTCTCTTGCTGAACCTCAAGGAATTCTTTATTTTCTTTGTTTACAATTTCGCCATTAATTTGATTTGTGTTATCGAAACCAAGAGTGTCAAATAACTTGTTCATTTTTAAATGTCTATCGGTGGCGGATTCAATAGTAATCCAATCTACTCTTACATCTTTTCGTATATCAAGTACCATAAGTCATTCCCATTTTACCTTGTGCTGTTTCTGTGCTTCCCCAATATTGTTCAGAATAGATTGGTTCGTTTTTGAAATGAGTTTCCATTCCACTATAATGTTTTGGTAGGAAATAATGGCTAGGATAAATTCTTATTTTATTATACTGTGTTCTTTTTACGGTATCCGTTAATAGTTCTGGACCAGTAATTTTCCAAGCAGTTAAATTAGGTGCGTTTTCTAAAACTTCTGGTGGTATCATATTAATTCTTGCATTAAGATGTCCCATCAATTTGTTTTCTTTGTTCGCACCAAGATAACCATTGCACATTAGACCAGTTCTAATATATTCATTTTCCCAACAACAGAAAGAATCATTCTCTACCAAAAAATCATCAAGAGGTTTGGTACAAATCGAATCTGCATCAATGAAAAATCCGCCTTGGTCTTGTAACAACTGATAACGAAGAATATCGGCTTTGCCTGCATATTCTTTCATTGCATCAAATTGTGCTTGATTCATTATTTTTGGTAAGTTGTCGTCCGTCCAAAGTATGTGCTTCCATTCGGGATTCATTTCCCGCCAGGTTTCAATCATATCGTCTGGTCGTTTTGACTGGTCACCAATCCAAATTTGGTGGATAATTTTTGGTATCATAATATAAAACTCGCTTCATCATTTTTTCTTACCTATATGATATTTAGGACACAATTCCCATTCATCTTTTTCTTTGTGGGGTAAGATTTTAATTTTACTTACTGGAATCACTGGTTCTTCTGATTGTTCCTGGTCTACCTTCTCACACAATTCCCATTCATCCAATAGATTCGCTATGGTATTTCTTCTTGCAATATCTTCGTCTGATAGGTTGGTTGGTAATCCGTCTAGTGCAAAAAGTTCTTTGAAATGTACTATGTAATACTTTCCTCTTTTGTGCAAGATATGACAGGATTGCCATAGTTTTTTCTCTTTTCTGGACGAGACACCAATTCTTGTGAGGGTTTCTTTTATCTTTAGGAAGTCATCTTCTTGTTTGAGAGTAACTTCTAATAAATCTTCTATATCTATTTCAATATATCGTTCTTCCATATTTAATACTCCATATTATTTCATAATTGAGATGTGTCACAATTAATATGCTAACACGAAGTATTTATATTTTTTCACTTTTTGCCGCCTGTATTCATTTCCTCCTTTATATTTTTTATATCATTTTCCGATAAAATAGATATTATTTCTTTTGTTTTCCTATTAGAATAACCAAAGTATTTTTTTACAATTTCAAAATCCTCTGGTTTTTCATCTTTCAACCATTTACTGAATCTCTTTCTTTTTCTGGTAGAGTGTAAAAGAAAGTCAAATTGCATCCTTTTGTCTGTATTCCACCTAAAATTCATCTCATTTGCTTGCATAATTGTATCAGGAAAATAAGATAAACATCGATTGATGATATATGGATAATAATCTTTTTCGGCTTGTTCAAAATCATCTTCAAAGACATTTTTCTTTTCGTGATTAATTGCTTTTAGATAATCGTTAGGTCTCATCCTATTTCTGTATCCTTATCAATTATTGCAATAACTTGTGATGGTCTAATTAGACGAATACCAGAGTATTCACCCCACCCTTCTTGTATATTATACAATACATAATCACCAACCTTGAAATCAATTTTTTTAATTTTTCCGTTATCTGATATTTCAGGATGTCCAATAGACAGAACTTCAGCCTTTCCAAAAACAGGATTTTCCTTTTTTGTGTAGATGATTCCGCCAGTTTGTGACTCGCAATCATTACCGATATGTCTTAATGCAACTTTTCCTCTGCTTGGTTTAAATCCTTTGCTCATTTAAATTCACACTCCACCATTAATTGAACGAGGCAAGCCGTTGTGTTGATTTCGTTGTCTGCTACGAAAGCATCTTTATATTGATATTCTGCTAAAATTAGAATTGCTGTCGGAATAGATTGTGGTTTGAGACACTCATAGAAACCATCATACAAATTTCTAAACAATCGAGTAGTATCGTTATCTAAATTTTGAACCACCCACTTACGAACTTCGGTGAAGTTCTTTTCTTTCATATGAGTAATCAAATCTTTCGTGTTGATTTCACCAATCTGCGTGAGAATGCCAATATCAATAGTCCCTGCGATAGAATATCGTTGCAACTCGTTTAATATACGGCGAAAATCTGGAAAGTGTTTAAGAATTAACTCTGCAAGAACTTTCTCATCATAACCGATATTTTCATTATCTAAAACAAACTTGCATCTTTCAAGAAATGCAGATGCAAGTTGTGGTTTATTTTTATTTGGAATCTTAAACTCGATACATGTACATCGTGAATGGATGGGTTCAATAATTCTATTCTTAAAATTACAAGTTAATATAAATCGACAGTTCTTTGAAAATTCTTCAATGAAACCACGAAGTGCGGGTTGTGTTGACTGTGCATTAGCATAATCAAATTCATCAAGAATCACAATTTTCTTTCCGCCACTAATTGAAACTGAACTGGCGAAATTACGAATCTTTGTTCGGAGTGTATCAATGTTTCCATCTTCCGAACAGTTAATCATAATCCAATCTGTGTCTAATTCATTACACACTGCCTTTGCAATTGTTGTTTTACCACAGCCGGCGCCACCAGATAATAGAAGATTTTGTGATTCACCAGATTCCACCATCTGTTTAAAAGTTGTCTTGATGGAATCTGGAAGAATGCAATCATCGATATTCTGTGGGCGATATTTCTCTACCCACAGATAATTTTTTGTGAGTGTTTCTGTTGTCATCCGTTATACTTTGAATCCGTTTCTAGAGCAATCCAATATTGTATATCGCTTGTGGTGTTTGTAAATTGGCTGATATTTTTATCACTAATTTCTACTTTATAATTACCATCAATCATTTTTAGATTTTCCACTTTAAAGTAAAATGTAAATTCGGCATTTGTGGAGTTTTCACCAACATTAATTGAATAGGTGTTGCTACTCACATCCGCTTTATCCAATACTACCAATTCAATATCACCATTGTTTGAACGAACCGCCAAATCTGATGCTTGCAATATTGAAGATGCACGGAGAATTTCACTAAAGTTATTTTGTGTTAATGTGAAATTGACCACACATTCTGGCATTGTGATTGTCTTTGTGGGTACTGTTAATAAAGATGGTTCACAATAATAATATCGTACCGATGAACCATTCTTGTTTTCAATATCTACATATTTTTCATTAAATTCAAATGTGGGGTTTTCAAAAAGAGAAACCACACCTAAAAATTTATTTAAATCCCAAATCCCAAATTCTACATCAAAAGTTTCTTCAATCTCTGATTGTGCCATAACATTCTTCACTGGCGAAATTGTAGTAAGTGTATTGCCCCTTTTGACGAGGATGTTGGAATTAATTGAAGAGTAGTTCTTCAATAATCCTAGAGTTTGTTTTGATAGTTTTGTTTGTGTTGCTGTTGTTGTCATATTATTCTCCATAACAAAGTTGTGTTCAGTATATCATATTATAATGGAATGTCAATTACCATTTTTCAAAATTGTCAATATAATCCACATCATATCCATCATCTTGTAAATCTTTTACATCTTGTATGAATTTCTTTTCATTGTGGCGTTTATTTCGTTTACTATTTTTATTTTTTTTCACAGATTTATGTAAATCTGAAACATCTTCTTTTTTTGTGTTATCCTTTTTATTAGGCACTTTAAAATTCTCCAATATTTTCCATTAATTGTTTGAGTTTATGTTGAATAAAGTAATTAAATAAGTTACTTCTTTTACCTTTTATTGGTTGATTCCACGATTCTTCTATTTTATCGTTTATCCAATCGGGGATTTTTTCAAAATCCACCAATGTTTGATTTCTTTCCCAATTTTCTTCTAATCCTTTTGGCACTTCTCCAAAAGATAAGTCTTCATTTATAGATTCTATCTTTTTTTTAGTTAATCTATTTTGTCTTTTTTCTGGATTTATTAATGAATCATCATCTGATAATATGTTTGGAATACCATCAGAAGAATCGCCTCTGATAATATGGTCGATTAAAAATTCTTTTGGGTTTGTACATTCCAATTTTGATTTTTTCTTTGGACTGTATTGTGACACATTTGGGTATCTTTGTAGTTGTTGAAAATCTTTATCAGAAGATATAATCATAATCTTTTCTTGTTGATGAAATTTTTTAGTCAGGTATGCAACAACATCATCTGCTTCTGCTCTATTCACACACATAGTTTTGTATGGGAAATTTTCAATCAGTTCTTCTTTTATTGTGCGGATGATGTTCCATACATTTGACCAACCCTCTTTATCCTTTTCTTGTTTTGCTTTACGCGCGCCTTTATATTGAGGGAATTCTTCTTTTCGCCAATAATCTGTAGAATCGAAAACAAGAACAATGTCGCCATAACTTTTAAATTTATTTTTGTATATTCTAATAGAATTTAAAGTAAGGTGTCGAACTAGGTCTTCATCTGCTTCGGAAATATTTCTAGTATAACCGAAGAGATTCCCCAGTATTATTTGGCTCATATCAAGTAGTATCATTTTTTCTTCATATTATCAAAATTAGTTTGTGTTCGCGATATTTTATTGTTTATCGTTTTCTTTACGGTCGTTTTCTTTTTCTTTATGGCATTTTTACAAGCATTTAGTTTTATATCTGCGTGGCTACGCATCCAATTTCTATCTTCTTTGTTTGTATTTCTTTGAATCCAGAAACTCTTTTCTAATATCCATTCCCAAATACAGTCGCCTTTCCATTGTATTTGAACTCTAACATCTCTGCCTCTTTCAAATCCCTGCCACTCTTCTTGACCGGCAAGTTTATATGTTTTTATAGTGAAATTTTTAGAGAGGGATTCAAGACCGTTTGTAAGGTATTCTTTATATGATACATTGTTCATTGCTATATTATAACATAATTATTTTTTAAGTCAAGTAGAAATCCATTCAGAATATACTTCTTTTATGTCTTCTTCAGAACCTTCAATCGGCACACTGTATACAACATTTCTTCTGCCATAATTATTATTTTCTAAACATTCTAATCTTTCGCCATTAGGTAAATCTCGGACTCGTTTTAAATCTTCTTTTCTTCTATCTTCAATTACCGATACAGTAAAATGAGCATCATCTTGCCAGGCGATACCAGAACTATAATGAAAAGATATTCTGTTACCTATTTCTTCTAATGGCATATTCATTGGACTTTCAAAATTAAAGAATCTTATATTATTCGTTTCTATAATATCTTTTGGTTTATTTTTTGAAAACCCTTCTACTGCCAATATCTTTTTATTGGGAGATAGATGATATTTTTGCCAGCAAAACTCCATTCCTCTGTTTGCCTTTTCTCCAATATAATCTATTCTTTTTCCAGTATCTAATTGAACTACGGTTTGTCCTTGATAATCTTCTCCACATATAAAATAATCGTGGCCATCTTCATGATTTTCAAAAAACACAAATGGAAATTTTTCACTATTTCTATGAATGCTTGTAATAAGGCTGCCTGTTTTATTTTTATTCTTTTTAAAAACCTTACCTATGGTATACGCCCAATATCTATCGTCTTCCTCAAAAGCCACGGGCGTAATGATAAGTATATAATTTTTATCTGGCGACACAAACTCTTTTCTTTTATGAGTAAGATTTTCGCCGTTTAGTATTTGTTTTTCTATTAGTTTTCTTTTTCTAAGATACCAATTTTCGGTAACATTATTACTATCGTTCATATAAATGCCCTCTAATGTATTTAGTATATTAAACACCAACAGGTTCAGAAATTTTAGAAAGAGTATTGATTATTGCAGAAAATGCTTCATAAGGGTCTACATTCGCCGCTGGTCTTCTATCTTCTAAATAACCTTTCCATTCTTGTGCAGTTTGTGATGGAATACGAATTGATGCGCCACGGTCACCAACACCATAAGAAAATTTAGATATGTGTTGTGTTTCACAATCACCAGTAAGTCGTTTTTCATTATCTTTTCCATATACCTTTATATGTTTTTCGTGAGTATCTCCAAACGCTTCACATAGATTTTCAATATATTGTTTATCGGAATTTTCTCTCATATACTCAGTACTAAAATTAATATGTGCGCCTGCACCGTTCCATTGCCCGTGTGGGCGCCCATTTACGGGTTTGGGGTGGAAAGATGCATATACACCATAATTCTCGCACAATCTTTGCAACAGGTATCTGGACATCCACAAATCATCTGCGGCGTTTAGTGCTGTTTCTGGTTTTAATTGATATTCCCATTGCGATAAAAGAACTTCTGCATTAGTTCCGAAAAATGGAATATTACATTCTATACAAGCGAGTGCGTGTTGTTCAACAATGATTCTATCTGTTACATTATTACCCAAACCACAGTAATATTCACCCTGTTCGTTTATAGTTTCTCTGTCAGACCAAGTTGAAGGTTTGTTTGTTTTTGTATCCATTAGTGTATATTCTTGTTCAACAGAAAACCACATATCTTCATCATAAATTTTTTCTAATTTATTTCTGGTATTTGTTTTATGCGGCAATCCATTGTTATCATATGTTTCACATAAAATCAAAAACGATGGTAATTCTTCAGAAATTTCTAAAGGATTATGATACACCTTTACAGGCTTTAAAATTATATCACTGTTTGAAGTATCGGATTGTTTGGTACTTGAACCATCAAAACTCCAATCGGGTATTTTATCAAGTACTTCTTCTCTTGATAAGTTGCCACTGGATGAATCCATCGTCCATTCTTCATATCGAACTTTACTTCTTAAATTCTTTGTTTCGTGTCCATCTAACCACACATATTCTAATTTAATTATAATTGTTGTTGTTCCTGTCATTTCAAATGCTTGTTCGTTCATATTTTCTCCACTTTCTTAAAAACAAATACTGGTTCGTATTTGAGATATTTTCCATTTA